ACTGGTGCTGGGCTCGTCTGTGGGATCGATTGGACGGTAGCGTCCTGCATAACTCATCTCCTTTTGTAGAGCTTCTAGTGTTCGATACAGATATGGCGTTAAATCCAATCTTGGATCCGCAGCCATCGGAAGATCCGGTGCTTGCGGGTGAGGAGTCTGCATCATTCCCCCCACTAGTTTAGCAAATTGAGAGTAAGCACCCTGCAATTCGTTTACCATCCTGAACGGGAACCCAGATAACATCTCGGCCCGTTCCTCATCCGTCTTAGACGGGAAGAGGTATTTCAGTGCTTCAATGCTATCAACACCTAATTCCTGAAGATTTCGCACAACAATTGAATTGTTCAAGATGTCTTGCGTCGAATCTTCATAAACAGGTCCAAGCCACCGCCACAAAACAGTCACGTCACCATCGGGGATTAGTCCCATGACATTGGGTGGAATCTGCTGGGTCTCCACACAAGCCATCATCAACTTCTTAACAACGTCATTAAATTGCTTCAATGCGTCTTCATAAGCAGCTAACTGCTCCTCTGGTGCATCTGCGGGCGGCCTAACAGGCTTCTCAATATTTGCAGCTTGTGCCAGGGTTGATTTGAAGAGCTGTTCTTCTTGATAAACAATCAATTCAAGACAACGGCAAATACCGTGCGTGTAGATGGCATTTGCTTTTTTCTTGGATGTTGCTGAAACACGACCAAATAGAGATTTATATTCAGTCGCTGTCACACCAGCTGAAATTGACAATTCATCAACGCCGCCAAGTGCAGTTCTAATTTCTTCGCGATACTGGCGAGAAAAGGCGTTCTGGTCACCGGTGATGGCATCTGGAACAATGTAACCAACTCGGTCGTTCGGTTCCAGGTTTGCAATGATGCGTGGAACTCGAATCTGCCCATCCATACCGCGACTAACGGGATCAGCCTTGAACATTGAACGGCTCAAGGGAGCTGGGCTGGTAAAGCCAGAGTTAGCCGCAATGGACGGTCTTTGAACTGTTACATCGCCACCGGCCTCCATGAGGTCTGTCTTGGGGCGAGATGACAACAGTGTTGGATTACCAAAGAACGTGATGTTTTTGCGCATGTTGCGCATCAAATCATCATGTGTGCAGATATGGTTTGCCATGGCGTCAAATTCACCGACGCCTTCGTTGGAGAAGCCCTTGGGATTATTTAAGATCTCAACGCAAGGAATAAATCCAAGACTATTGGAAAAAGTTTTAGTTTTACCAGGGGTTGCGTAACTGGGCATCTCAAATGAGATCTCGCCTTCCGAATGCGTTTCTTCAATTACGTCATTCTTGATGGAAAGCTTGATGTACCTTTTGGCACCTTGGCCTCCCATTGTGGTGGCACCGCTCAACGCACTGATATTAATATTCTCATTCAGGCCGAAACCTTTTTTAACCTTATAGCTGTAGATGATCACCACTTCTTCAAGCTCACCATCTACGTTGTAGTAAGCTCGATACTCGTGCTCACGGAAGTAGTAGAGCCTATAGCTGAATTTTGTGGGACGGATGTAGAAAAGACCTTTGCCATCACACAGGAAATACTCCCAGATTGAATCCAGGCGTGTATCCATTTTGTTGTACTTCATCACTCGGTCGATGAAGTCTTTGCGTTGGTTCCCGAAGTTATCTTGTGAAGGAAAAAATTCAACTCCTTGGCGGATACCAAAGAGTTTCATCTGTGCAATATGGGACGCAACGATGCCGGTGTCAACGACAATGTTACTATCTTTATCTAGATAGGCATTGATGATTTCTTGAAGCCGAGCTTTAGCGTCCGCCATTATTTGATTTGTTTATTTCTAGATGATAACAGTTTATTGATTAAAAGCGACCCCGGATACCAGCTTGAATTTCTCCTGGGAATCCACCTGGCATCGGCATGTTTTGAGGTCCAGCGCCACGACCGGTATTGCGGTAATTGACATTAACGCCAAAACCAGGGGTGTTGTATTCACCATACACGTTATAGCTTTGTGGATTTTGCATTCCCATCTGATCTGTAAATGCTGGATTAAATGATCCACCAAAACGCAGAGTTTGATTTGGATCGATTTGAATATTGGCGCTACCGCCTAGTGATTCAATGCGATTATCAACAGCATTGATATCTAGATTTAAAGGGCGAGGACCAAAGCGTGGACCCATTGTCATGGGACCGCCTAAACCACCTGCCATTCCACCCACGTTACCTGCGGGAGGCATGCCGCCCATAGCACCCATCCCTGGGGGCACTTGAGCCATTAGACCGCCTTCGTTACCGATTCCTGCGAAGGGCAGTTGGGGGCCGGTGCGCTGCAAGAAGATTTCTTTTTCGTTGGGATTATCGGTACTCTTTCCTTTGTTGTAAATCTTTTGCTGCCTTGTGTCCCTCTTGAAGTCTTCTGGGTTAATTGCGCTGCCAGCACCACCCATGAAATTACCGCCGGCCATCAGGTTTCCTGGAGCGCCAGGGACATTACTCATACCGCCGTAAAACATTTACTTACAACCTCGATATTCACCAATTCTACTCTTCTATAACCTCATATCCTGCGGCATCATTTACTTTACTGAGAACAATGCCCGATCCTCTGACATCCCAATTAAGAATATCGCCTTCTTCCCAGCCAAGCTCTTCAATTACTTCTTCGGGAAGTACGATATAAGAATCTCCGTTCTCATCTTCTTGAATTTCAAGGATGTAACTCATTTTGACTCAAACAATTTCTCCATTAGCTTATCAAGTTTATTGTTAATCTGATTAAAATTATCATGCATCTGCTGGATTTCTCTCAAGAAATCAACCTTCAAAACATACTCGATTGGCATCCGTTTTAAATCATCTTCCAAGATGTCAATCCTGCGCTTCTGAGATCCGATGTAATTAAAAGCCTGTTGGATCGAGTCGTTTTGCCTGGTTAAAATCTTGCCTGCTACCCAGCTGCCTCCGGTTATGGCCGAGATAATAGCTGTTAAGCCAATGGCAATGTATTCAGGACCCACGACCCAATTTTTGCTTTTTTCTAATTCTAAGGTTTAGTAATCAAGCTGAAGCTTTCCTTTTCGCATAAGACCGTTAATCATCCAAACCAAGGCGTCAACACAGTCATCATGACTACTCACACCAAAATTAGTCAGCTCTTCAAACATAGCCGTGAAGTTGCGATACCGATTGAAGATGATTTTGCGATCTTCAAAAAGACCCATGCAACCACGGAAGCGAGCCAACTTATCTGCACGGAACCCTTTGACGGCATGCCAATTTAAGTTGTAAAGGTTCTCATTGTTCAGGCAAACTCGCTTGAAGTCAGCCTCAAGGGATGCCTGGTACTGAACGGCCTCTGAATAAATGTCACACGTGGAATAGGTCGGAAAATAATTACCGCCTTCATCTCTGCCAAGCACTGACCAATCGTTGAGTAGTTCCTTGAGGGCATCTAGTTTTTCTAGGTTGCCCATTACGCGTAGGCGTCGATAGTCAATGACATGAATGCGGTCTTCAATGCGACCGCCTAAAACCATGACAGTGTAATCATTTTTCTCTTTAGTGCCAGCAGACAGGTCAACCCCAACAGCCAGGCAATCAAACTCCGTTGAGATCTCTGCTTTTACGATCAGTTCTGGCGCCAAGGACAATTCGTTTTGGCGGACGACCTGATTCATGTACTGAAAAGAAAAAGCAATAGGTGCTTGTCGTTTCTTTTCTTTTAAGTAATCAAGTGACCACATCTCCGGCCAATATGACAACTCATCTCCCGTTTTTGGATCATTGAGGATTGCGGACAAAACAATTTGCATCCAATTGTTTTGTGCATTGAATGTTGTGGCGTGAATGTCATCATGACGGAAGCGCGTACCAAGGCAGATAGCACGTGCTCCTTCAAACATGGTGGGAGCAATCACGGCATTCCAGTTATCCTGCATCTGTTTGCGGATGTCAGGGTTGGAGATATCAGCTGCTGATTTAATTGCGTCATCGATGATGACAAGGTGTGAACGCTTGGAGGTCACCGAACCCTTGAGGCCAGCTGCGCAGAGAGTAAATTGTTCTTCACCTGTGGTGTCGATACCAGCAAATCTATGGTCAATGGACCAGTACTCATTACTTGTTACGTTCTTTAGTAGGCGTACTGTTGGGAAAACTTCTTGATATCTCTTGCTTTCAATGATGCGTTTGATGGTTGCTGACTTTGAGCGTGCAATGTCAACCGTATAAGAGAGATAGAGAATCTGTAGTGGTTTCTTTGCTTGTGTATGGACCCCAATAGCCCATGCAGTAAACAAGCCTAAGATTGTGGATTTAGCAGAACCACGGGGAGCTAACAGGTCAATATTGGGACCTGCAATTTTCATCAAGCAGCTACTATCTTCACCGGTGACAAAGTGACGATGCCACTCTTTATGATGTTGCGCTGGAGGTTTATCTGCTACGTACTCACAAAAAAAGCCAAAGTCTTCTCTTGCTTTTTGTAAGGATTCAAGATTTTTCTGAGGACGTATCTGTTGCCTGCGTGCCGCAGCTTGAGCATTGCGACGATACGCAAGATGTTGATAAGCAGGCACAGTAGTTATCTTTCAGTGTATTACTGAATACTACTTCATTTTTCGCCCTTGCTGGACTTCTTTTGGTCTTTGTACTTGCGGGCCTTGTCCAGGGCTGCCTTGCGCTTCTCCTTGTCCGACATTTCGCTGCCGTCCTTGTTCTTGGCTTCCTTCTTTTTGAAGTGCTCCAGGAGCTGTGGGGGCATTTTGTTCTTTGACATCTGGTGCTGCTTGGTTCAATAAATTTTGGAACTGTTGTGGATCTGCTGGACCTTGCGGAGGAGCATTTAATTCTCGACCCATGCGAGTGCGTTGAATCTGCCTAACAAAATTAGGCATGTTCTGTGCAACTCCTGCGGCGTTTACGTCGGCACCCATAACAATCTGTTTTATTTTAACTTAACTTGTTATTCGTCTAATTGCATTTTAGCCCAGATACTCATTGATGCTTCTTCCAGGGGAATCTCAATTGGATCATCCTTGAAGATAACCATCAACTCGCGAATTGCACGGTCAGCGCCAGCCATCAATAGGCCCTTTCTATCGCGATTGGCACTAAAGATCTCAACCTGAGCAATCGTCCCACGCAATTCTTTCTGCATGCCAGCAATACGTGCCACGCCTGCATCACGTTTTACAACACCGTTATCAACGTCTTCCCTCAGCTTCCTGATATCCTCCTGCATCTCATCGATTTCATACAGGAGTTTTTTACGGTGATCCGGCTTAGGATAATTTGCCCTGATCCAAGCTTCACACGAAGTTATGTTTCCCTGGAAACCAAGGAACCTTGCATATAGATAGATCTCAATTACAGAGTAACAATCAGCCGCAAAAGTAGAGAAAGCCTCTTCTTCTGCTGATGTTAAATTGTCAACCCACTGAGCAAATAGCTCAATATTGATACGCTCGCTGGGCTTGCTTGTAGTCCCTTGCCTCGTCGCTTTCACCGAAGCGCTGGGCTTGTTCTGCAGTGGCACGTTGTTCTGTTGCTCCTTTTCCAATTGTCTCACGTTCTTGCTCACCTTGCTCCCTCATTTTTTCTTTTGTAGAGCCAACGGAAACATCTTGGAAAATTTTTACTGCAGACGCAGCTTTTCGGGCCTTATCTTCATCGAATAAAAACGCATACGGATCATCGGCTAGATCATCCGAAGTTGTGAAGAAACTACTAGACATTATTGAGAGAGCTCCTCTTCTTTTTCGTTTTTATCTTTGTTGTAAGGCCCAGAGGTACTTTCCTGAGTGGCTTGGTTTTTTGCGTATTGATACGCAAGTTCTGCCGCTTTTTTATACAGGCGAAGATCTTGGACCTCGCCCGATTCATTCTTTTGGGCGGCAGGTGCCTGCATCAGAAGTTGCTCATCATGGAAGCAAGGCCTTGGCTCATGATGTCACGACGGCCTTCAACGCTCTTCTGGCGCTGTTGACGCATCTTGGAACCTTCGAGGCGGTCCAGGAGATCTTCGAATTCAGTGATGTCAAAAGACTTAGCACCAAACTGACCTTCAACTGCTTGCTGCTTAAGGGCTGCTGCCTGATCGGCAGTAATGTTACCAGCGGAAAGTGCCTGGTTAATACCTGCAATCTGCTGATCGTAAGTTAAAGCCATTGTCGGAAATTTGTTTTACAAATATTCTAGTACATTTAGATTAAAAACTAAATGCACCAATCAGAGCGTTACGGTAAGAAGACTGTGCACCAAGACGGGCAATATCTTTTTGACCGCGTTGACGCTCTGATTCTTGCTTCACGCCATATTCACCGGAGATACGTGCGATCTCTTTGCCACCTTCTTGGCGGATACCTTCAACATCTTTGAGGCCAGCATTAATAATATCTTGTAAGCGAAGATCGCCTTCAGTTCTGATCTTTGCGACATCTGTAGCGGATAGATAGTCTTTGTCAGCGATATATTTACTTGCTTCTACATCTAATTGCTTGCTTTTGATATCACCAGCGCTTTTCAATGCCTGAATCTCTTTCTCAATATTACCCTGCAGCGTAAGAAGACCCGATTGATACAGGTAATCAGAAGCTTGTTCCCGCGTCATCCCGGGTTGTTCATTAAACGCACCAGCGGCAGTTACTGTGTACGGGAAATCAACAGAAGGAGGTGTAACCGAGGGGCTTGTTGCAGCAGGAGCAAAATCCTTGGCGCCTTGACCAATGCCAAAAGATTGCGTAGCTGCTTTTTTGCGGATATCGGCAGGAGTTGCTTGCGTTTTACCTGCAATAGTTTGAATTTCTTTTAGGTTTAATTTTTGACCAATGTCAAATTTTTTACCTGCAATTTTAAATTTAGCGGCCATGGTTTACGCGCACTTATTTTTCAATTCTATCCAATAGAAGTATTGAGCATTTGCTGGAATGCTTTAATACCTTCGTTGCCCAAGGTAGGCATAT